TGCTGTTGCTTTTTACTGAAAGCTGCTACTAACGATTCATAAATCTACCCTTAATCGTGTATTGAATGATAGTTGCGGATTTTAGGTAGTAATGAAAGTTAGGAGGTGATATGATGGAGCTAAATAGAATTTATCAAGGTGATTGCCGAAAGCTTCTAAAGCAGCTAGATGATGAATGTATAGACCTAGTATGCTCTGATGTAGCTTATCCGGTACAAGCTAGAGGTGGGCGCAGTAGCATGAGTGGATATTGGACGGATTCTCAAACTAGAAAAGGTAAGATATTCAAGAGTAACGACATAGATATTTCGGAGTATATCAACGAACTATATCGAGTACTAAAGGATAAGACTCATTGCTATCTTATGTGTAACGACTATAATCTGATGCACTTTCTAGATGAGATAGGACGGAGTGAGTTTCACTTCACAAAGTGTTTAATATGGGATAAATGCACTAAGGTGTGTGGAACGTATTATATGAACCAAAAAGAGTATATCATTATGCTTCGTAAGGGAGGTGGAAAGCCAATTAATGAGTTTGGCACATCTGACATTCTGAGTGTTCCTATTCCAACCAACAAACGCAGGGATAAAGAAGGATTGATCAATCAGACCGAAAAACCAGTTAAGTTGATGGAGATTCTAATCAGAAACTCAACAAATGTAGGTGATATTGTTCTTGACCCATTTATGGGGAGTGGCACAACAGCAAGGGCTTGCGTTAATCTTGAAAGAAAGTATATAGGCTTCGAAATAGACCAGCGGCAAGTAGATTTTACCAATAAAGAATTAAAGAGCATGAGTAGGCAATTAAGTCTGTTTTAAAACAATGGATATGAGTATGGTTATTCAATGTAACACAGTTGTAAGAAATGGGAATAAAGAGATAACGGATGCTCTGATAAAAGCCATTAAGGATGAAGCCTCGAAGCGTGGGTTGGTACGTGATGAATTGGTTGAATATTGCAATCAATTGTTAAGGAAAGGAGAAATCAAGGCTTGTGTTGAGAATTTGTTTTATAATTTCAAACGTTATTTTTGGAGGTATTATTGATATGAGAAGAAGAAAGTTGAACAAGTCTCCAGTGCTAGGTCTCTGCGGATTTGTTGTCGGTTACGAGTGCAAGGAAAAGGGAATAAAGCTGATGGAGTGCGATAAGGCGCAAGCTGATGCAATCATAGTTCCTCATCACTTTTCACACAAGGTAACGAAGAATAGTTGCTTGAATCTTTTGGTATTGTACAAAGGAAAGATTAGGGGTGCTATGCAAATTGGGTATGGAATTCGACCGCATATCAAGACTGAGAAGGGCGAAGTGTTGGATTACCATCAAGTGAGGGAATTTGACCGAATGTGGTTGTCTGATGATATGCCAAAGTATAGCGAAACCATTTGCCTTTCTCTCTTGCACAAGTATATTAGGGCAACGCATAAGGAAATCAAGTATCTTATATCTTATGCCGATACGTCCATAGGTAACAAGGGAACTATATATAAAGCTGCAAACTATGAGCATATTGATACCATTAAGGCAGATTTCTATGTATTACCAAGTGGTGAACGTGTGCATCCGGTAACTATGTGGCATCGGCACAAGACAAGAGTGTGGGAGGTTCTGACGGAACTATACCCAGGAATAAAAAAGGCAGAAGGGTTTCAACTTAAATTTCTGAAGAAGTTATGAAGAAAAGAAATAAATATATTCCTTGTCATTTGCATCCAGATCCTGAGCATTGGGCTAGAAAAGGTCAATCTTGGAAGGCGAAGGTGGCTTATGAAAGCGAGGATGATGCTTGGGAGTTTTTGAACCAGAATCCGAAGTTAAAGGCACTCGGTTGGCATCCTTACTTATGCAAGGTTTGCTCTAAGTGGCATATTGATAGGTAACATTAACGATTATGAAAAAAGAAGATAGACTTAAAATATATCGCAAATACGATGGGCATTGTGCTTATTGCGGTAAGAGTATAGAGTATAAGGATATGCAGGTTGACCATCTTGTTCCGAAGAATCGAGGTTGTTACTCTCGGTGGAGCGACAAGGAGGGAAGGTTTGTCGTTTTTCATGGCGATGACTGTATGGAGAACTATATGCCATCTTGCAGGTCTTGTAATCTTCGTAAGCGTGATATGAATTTGGAACAATTTCGCTCAGAGATTACTAGACAGGCTAAAGGATTGCTTAATGGTAAGGCTTCTTTCCAAGTAAAGATGTCGCTCGCTTATGGCTTAATAGAAGAGCACTTTGATAAACAAATTGAGTTCTATTTTGAGAAATTTAAATAGTTGAGGATATGAAGAAGAAAGGATATTACGAATACGACCCTGTTATCTATCCAAGAAGGTTATGTGTCGCTATTGGAATGAACCAAGAGGATGCCAACAAGTGTTTTGAAGGTAGAAATGGCGAGGTTTTGAGGGTTGATTTCTCTAATTATGACGCAGCAACCTACGATAACGTTAGAGAAAAGGCGAATAATAAGCTTTGTTCATTTGTTAATTTTGCAAGCAAGGATTCTATGAGGATGGGGACTTGTTATCATGAAGCTTCTCACGTCTGCGATGCCATCGAGGATGCTATTGATATGAAGCACGGCGGCGAGCCTTCTGCCTACTTGATAGGTTGGATTGCATCTTGCATCAACAAGGCTCGTTTGGGTATTGGTGATTTCGTTGAAATTAAAGATAAGGAAGAAAAGTAGCCCAAAGACAAAATACCTTTGAGTGCTTTACCCCATCACTATATATAATAATGTAGTGGTGGGGATTTTTGTGTTAACGTCAGCAAATTATTTGTTTATATTATTATAGAGTGTTAAAGTCTATAAGAAATACATTAAATAACTTGCATATTTCGATAATTCTTTGTATCTTTGCATCGTAATTAAGAAACAAGGTTACTAATTAAAAAGGTGAGACACACCATAAAAACTGTAATAAGAAAATGAAAAAGTTTTTTGAAAACTTATCTGAAAAGATTAATGATGCGGCTTTCGAGGCGCAGCTTGATGATTTCGCTTGCGAGTTTGATGCTATTGACAAACCTGCCGAAATCGTGGTGTCTGTTAAGAGTCGAAAGGTTATCCATTCAAATGGAAATGTTTCCTTTTATCCATATTACAATGTAGATAAGATAAATATCTATGATGAAGACGGAGAAGACGTTTCTTCAAAATACCCTTTGTTCTGCCAAAGAGTTAAGGATTGCGTGCCTTCTTACAAGGATATTGAGAATAGTATAGAAGAGGCAAATATGAGCGATACCGAGCTTTATTTCGGCTCAGAGGCTAATTATTTGCGTTATAAGTATGGTAACTAAATTGTTTGGATATGGAGTACGAAAATAAGTTTGTAGGCCTTTCATCTGTAACGAGTCACGACCTTGAAATATTAAGGTATGAACTAGAGTATGTATGGAAATTGGCTCTTATGCCAAATGATGTATGGTACAACTAATTACATTTAAGATTTCAAATTATGGCATATTATAAAGTTAGTGTAGATGTATCGGATTTATTCGATTATATGCTCGTCCAAGCACAGAAGAGTTTTCTTATTGACAAGTTTTGCTCTTTAGCAACAGACCAGCAGATAGAGGTAGTAAGCGAAATGCTGGAGAACCTTAATGGCGGTCAGACAGCCAAAGTTATAGAAGACGCTTTCGACAACTTGCATGAGCAAGCCCAGGAGCACGTAATCAACTATGTGAAAGGGTAAGGATATGATGTTTATAAAACGCAAGTGTTTGTTGACTCTTGAAGGAGGTTATCAGAAACAAGCTGTCCTTACCATTCCTAAGCCGACAAAGCCCATCTTTCCAAAGGAAATGGAACGTCAGTTTATTAAGAGTTTTAATGAATCGCAGCCAAATATAGTTCACAAGGTTGTTAAGTGTCACATAATGAGAAATTAAGCGTATGGAAGATTTACCTATAGGCTCAGAAATCGTCTTGAAGGTGGTTGAAAGCGAGACAGAAGAATGTAATGGTTGCTTCTTTGACGAGATAAGCAGCAATATTTATGAAAATATCTGCAAAGATATTTGTTGTGCCGCAATCGACAGAAAAGACGGAAAGAATGTTCAATTTAAAAGAGTAAAGTGATATGGAAGAAAAGATTAATGTAGCGGAAATCCTTAAAGAGAAGCCGCAAGGAACTAAGTTATATGACTTGTTATATAATATAGATGTAGAGTTAGATACCATCAGTACTACAGATACAGAAACAGTAGTTTGGTGTACCAATGAGACTGATAATAATACTACTTGCCATCGTGGCTATTCTGAATTTGGTACTGTAAGAGGATGTTCTGATGGTTTACGGATTCTCCTTCCTTCAAAGGAAATGCGAGACTGGTCTAAGTTCGCATGGAAGAAAGGAGACATTCTAGTTAACAAAGATGCAAAGGTACATATTATCTTCGATGGGTTTGATGATGATACCTACAAAAATTTCCATGGTCAGTATTATCTATGGGAAGAAGGGGGTAGTATAGTGAGCTTTGAAGAGGATGAAAACTACATGCAAACATCTGATTTCAATAAAGCAAATAAAGAAGACGCCCAGGAATATATCCACAAAATAGAGAAAGAACTAGGTGGCAAGTTGAACATGGAGACCTTGGAAATTGAAAAACCTCAGCCAGAGTTCAAGGATGGGGATATTGTTTGTATCTCGGGCATGGGGTATCTTGTTTATGGTATAGTCAAAAGCATTGATTATTCTTCAAAGAAGCTAGAATACTATGTGTTAAATGATATGAGCACCTTGAAATTTGAAGATTGGTTATCATTTGAAGACAAGCAGATACAACCTATCACAGAAACTCAACAAATAATTCTCTTTGAAGCTCTAGCCAAGGAAAACAAGGCTTGGAATCCAGAGACAAAGACTTTGGAGGACTTGCCAAAGAGGTGTGAGTTTCAGCCTATGGACTGGTGCTTGATGAGAGATATTCGTGGAGAAGAATGTTTTGCTTGGAGTCTATGCCAGTTTGCATATCAACTTGAAAGTGGAAAGTATGAAGCTGTAGGAGGTATGCGCTTTGAAGAGTGCATCCCTTACAATGAGCAGACCAAGCACCTTCTTGGTACAACTGATGAGTGGGAAAGATGAAAAGAGATTCTGGCTGGCAATGTGGTGGCGATAGCTGGGATAGGAAAAGTATATCTGTTCCTACAGAAAAGGAAATATCAGATGTTAAAGAAGAGAATCTTCGCAAGATTCTCATCAACACTATCAGTTCTTTTGATTTTGAACGTTTATCAACAAATGAGTTAAAACAAGTGTACAATATTGTAAAAGGCAAAGAATGAACGAGATTAAAGTAGGCGAAAGAGTAACTATTATTCTTGAAGCTGTTGAACATGTCACTTGTGAAGGATGCTTCTTTAAAGGAGTGCTTGGCTATTGTGGCGCAGCTCCACTTGGATTGAAGTGTCTTCCTGAATATCGTTCAGACAAAAAGAATGTAATCTTTAAAGAAGTAAAGGAGTAAAGCGTATGAGCGAAACATTCATAAATTTGACTAGAATGCAGATGGCATATTTATCTGCTGTCAGCTATTATGGTAATCCTTTTGGTATGGAATATCATAGACCAAATAATGGCTATGGCAGCGTTCCATCTGATAGACAGAAGTGTCAGCCAAAAGCACAACATGAGTTCACCATCAAGGGTGTTAAGATTATGGCAGCTTCTAAGAAGGATGCTATCAAAAAGTATAATCATCGTAAAAAGTAAGCGTATGGATAAGTTATATATTCCAGGAGATTTGGTAATGGTAAAGAAGTCAGCACTTCAATTTGCTAAAGATAAAATATTTAAAGTAATATCTTCATTGAGTGGTGGCTTTGTTAAGGTAGTTATGTTAAATGATAGTAGTACAACGTACTCTATTAGTAATAATTCTGTTCGTCCGATTCCTCTCACTCCAGAGATTCTAGAGAAGAATGGGTGGAAGAATGATGGCTATGATTGGTATAAATTGCCAACAAAAAGAGCTTATCTGTATATAATAAAAGATATAACAACTTTGGGTGAGTTCTTGGTGTGTGTAGGTCTAGACAGACATAATCTTGCTAGTATTAACTTTGTTCATCAGTTGCAGCACCTTCTCTTTGGTCTAGGACTTAACTCAGAAATGGAGGTGTAGGTATGTTGTATGCTTTAAGATTTTTCGACACTGAGAGGTCTCTTTGGTATTTAGATTGTGTACATCGAAGTAAGTCGTTCTTGAAAAGACGTGAAAAGAAGTTTTTAAAACAAGGAATAAAAACGATGATTTCGAAATGGTATGGATTTTAATCGTCTTTGGACATAAATAGAGGTGTAGGTATGGAAGTAGTAAAAATAACTAAAAAAGTCTACAAAGCGGTAGGGTGTGAAGAAGGACACTTCTTTGGGACGTTTGCTCATTTTAAAGAGTTGCGTGAGAGGTCTAATTTGTCAGTACAAAAGACTTGCTTCTGCTGTGGGCACAAATTCCAGCCAGAAGATTTTATATCTTTAGCGTATTTTGACAAAGGCTTGGGAAACAAATTTCTTTGCCAAAAGTGTAAGGATATAGCATTAAAAGATTTAGGTGATAAAAATATTTATTTACATTAGTGTTTAACGCCTTCGGGCATAAATAAATAGTAATATGAATATAGACAAATTAGAAAGAGCCAATATTTTAACTAAGAATTTGATTCCTAAAGCAGATAATCTTTTAAGTATGCATAGATTAACTGATGAAAGAGTTGGAGAATATCTTAATGCATTAATGAAAGGGGATAAAGAGTTTGGTACCAAATTCATGCAACTTGTTAATGAAACAAAACAGAGATTGCAAAAAGAGTTTGATGAGCTTTAGTAACTAACCATCCCTCTCCTTGGCAACAGGGAGAGGGGAAATAAGAAGAGAAAAGTGTTCTTTGACTTAGTGGATTACCGCAAATAAATTTGGAGATTACAAATATTTTCTGTATCTTT